GCCAGATTCTGCTGACCGACCTGCATACCCGCTGCCTGATTGGCAAGAGCAGCCTGCAGTCCCTGTTGTGCGCCTAACTGCTGGACGCCAAGTCGTGCAGCCAGATTCTGCTGGCCCGTGGTAAGACCCGCTTGTTGGTTAGCCAGCGCGGCCTGCAACGCTTGGGCACGGTCAACGCCATACTGCTGCTGAGCCTGCTGGAACGCCTGTTGCGTACCGGTAGCCTGTATGCCCTGCAACTGATTAGACAAATTGCGCTGCGACTCAGACCGAAGAAGCGCCTCGCGGCTACCGCCACGACCTCCCGCACGTGCAGCGGCAGCACCCACACCCGGCATCTGACGGGCTGCATCGCGCATCGCTTCACGCTTCTGGGTCTCCACAACGTCCTGCATGTACGGAGACATGTATGGCTGAAGTGAAGAAAGGCCAAACCGTTCAGCCTGAACCTGCTGGGCTGGCCCCATCTGATACTGCTCAAGGGCTTGAGTGCCGACACGCTCGGCTGGCCCCATCTGCAATCGCTCAAGATCAGACGGTGCTTGAACCTGCTGCGGCCCAGCCATTTGAGCGCCAGCAACTTGAGAGGCTTGAACCTGTTGCGGCCCACCCATCTGAATGTCGCGAAGGCCGGGTGCAGAGACAGAACCAAAATCAGTTTGAGCCGCAACGCTTTCTGGCCCTTCCATCTGAAACTGCTGTAGTTTCTGGGCTTTTACTTTGTCGGCAGATACACGCTCTGCTGGCCCCATCTGGTACTGCTGTAGACTGGGAGCCTGTGCGCCAAGGTAACTAACGTCTAACCCTTGATATTGGGCTGGACTGTATTGCCCTAACTTTTGGGCTTGAAGCCCAGCAAGCCCAGCCATACCGGTGGCTTGACCAATTTGAGAAGCAGTCTGTTGCTGCTGAATCTGCTGCATCGCCTGTTGCTGGAGCGGGTTAAGCCCTGCGATGCGCTGCCCACCATAAGTCTGGTAGGGCTGGTTGTATGTAAGATTTTCTGCCGTGCCAAGAACCTTCTTGGCATACGGCATCAACTCAGGAGGTATCGTTACCTGAGTAACTGTTTGTTGAGTAGGTGCTGAACTACCACCACCGCCGCCGCCACACATAGTTAAACTCCTGTGGCGAACAAGCCGCCAATAAGTTTAAGCCCCATACGATTCATGATTTCAATCTTCTTGCCGGTGTCATCCATATTGAACACGCCGACAATTAAGGGCAGTTCCTGTTCCTTGGCAAAATTAGTAGCCGCATCCAACAACATCTTACCTACGCCGGTCTTACGATACTCAGGAAGTACGTAGAACCATCCGTCAGCAAGATACTCTTCGTCCGAGTACCATGGAGAAGTACGGTGAATGCCGATAGTGCCAAGAACTTTACCGGCATCGTCTTCTACTACCCAAGCACCGCACTCAATGTTCTTGATGCCCCAGAGCAGACCTTTCTCTGCGTTATGGTTTGAGGCACTCAGTTTGCCCATGCTGTGCTCGTTGGCGAAGTCACGAGTAATGACCAGAAAAATCCGGTCAATGTCTCGTTCGTTGACTTCTAGTTTGGTTACTTTCATGAGGGTAGGTACTTCTTCGGGTTAATTTGCGGGGCTTGCCGGGTCTTTCCGGTACGCGCCTTGCGGATGTTAGCCATCATCTTGTAGAGCCTATCAGCACCGGCTTCGCTTGAGCCATTACCGATATGGGAAACCACATCGGCGGGGATGACAAACTCGCCATCAGCCAACCGGGCTTCCTGCTCACCATTGATGTTCGCCTTGATGTCATCCGACATGCCATCGCCGGGGCCACGCAAGAACTTACCGCCAGCGGCGTATTGAATCGGGCCACCTGCGGCAAAGCCGCCCATGCTACCGAAATCCATACCACCAAAGTCCATGCCGCCGCCACCGCCGCCACCGAAACCGCCCATATCAAACGACGGAGCAGGCTGCTGGGCAGGCTGTTGCATAGCACCATAGTCCATACCGCCGCCAAACCCGCCCATGTCAAATGAAGGGGCAGGCTGTTGGGCCATCATTGAGCCATAGTCAAAGGCAGGTTGTTGCGGCATTTCTGGAGCCTGCGCCATTTGTGACGGCATACCGCTCAACGCGCCAAGACCGGCGAGACCGCTGAAATCCATCCCGCCCATGTCAAACGCAGGTTGTTGCGGGGCAGGCTGGGGTTGAGCCGCAGGTTGTGGGGTCGGCTCTTGCATTGGGGCCATAGGGCCAGAAAAGAACTGTGCAAACCGGCCCGGATCGTACTGACCCGTTTCATCAGAAATTTGCGCGTCTTGCGGAGTGGCTTGCTCTGGCTGCATAGGCGCTATCGGGCCGCTAGAAAATTCAGGAGGAGGCGTGTATTCCCTGCCGCCACCCGTCATATCAAAACTGGGCGAACCCCCGCGATAAGCAACTTCACCCATGCCCATATCAGCGGGCGGGGAATAGTTATCGGCAAACGGATTCGGGTTTGCCTCCTGCCCACCGCCGAACGCAGACATATCAGGCATGTAACTGCCTGCGCCGCCCATACCCGATAAATTAAGATTTTGTAAGCCGGACAAATCCAAGTTGCTAAAGTCCATGCCACTAAAATCAGGCGTTCCGGCACCGCCCTGATTAGTATCGCCACGGTACATTCCAGTGGTTTCGTCGAAGTCTTTTGAGCCTCCGGCGTACATCATCCCGCCGTCGCCGCCCATGTCTCCACCGAATTGATTGTCAGTCGGGCCGGTAAATTGGTCACCGCCAAATTGATTCTGACCTCCCGGCATACCACCGGAACCCGCACCAGCACCAGCACCGCGCCCAACACCGTTCCCTGCGCCAGCGTTTCTAAAATAGTCTTGGATCGCAGAGAAATCTATGTTGCCAAACCCTGCGAACGGGTTACCTGTAGGCATTCCACCAGCAAACGGGTTCTGCGGCCCGGCCGAAACAAAACGCCCTTGATTGGCATCCCACTTCATACTCCCGCTACCGCTATACAAATCTTCGATATCACCAAAATCCCCGCCACCACGGGGAGTACCACCACGAGGGCCACCGGGTCTCCCGCCACCGGGCTGTCCGACCCCACCACCCGACTGACCACCGGGTTGTCCTCCACCGGGCTGACCGCCGCCCGGTTGTCCTCCACCGGATTGCTGCGGAGCGGCAATTGGAGAAGCCACGAACTGATTAAGGTTCTGCAAATAAGAAGCAAAAGAGTCTGCACTTTGAGGAGCAGATTGATACTGCGGCATCGTGGACGGAGCAGCGATACCCTGCTGCGCTAACCGTGCTTGTTCAGAGGCTCTAACTGCTTCGTCTTTACCGGCAATAAACGGGCGATTCCCAGTAAAAGTCTCTGGGTTCTGTTGGAAAAACTCTGCCGGATATCCTGCATCAATAAATCGCTGTTGCTCTGCCGGGTTCTGCTGCATGTACTGCATCCAGCCAGCCTTGGCTGAGTTGGGTCGAGCCAACTCTGGGTCTATCGGCATCTCTTCGTAACTTCGTCGGCCCACTGCCGCTCCACCAGCGGCAAACCGCTCCTCGCCAGTGTACGGGTCAATATCCATCTCATACCCGCCAACACTTTCTGACGGTCTAGCCAACGGATAGTTACCGTTTGGGGCCGGGATTACGCCGCCCCCTGCCATGCCCGGCGGGGGAAAGCCGGGATAGCCTTTACGCCACTGACCGCCAAGGAAGCGGCCTTGCTCGGGGCTGTACCCCATAGACTCGTAATAGGAGTCGTCAATCTGATAGCCACCGCCTTCCGGCATTTCCATGTCGGGGCTAAGTGCGTTAGCGGCAGTCATAGTAAGACCCGCTTTAGCAGGCATACCAAGCGCACCGAACGCAGACCCGGCTGCGCCCATGCCGCCAATACCGCCAAGGCCAGCGCCACCGGTCTTAAAGATTTCCCCAGCACCAGCGCCGATGTTTTTAAAACTTGCCACGCCTTCGGGCAAGCGACCAAACATGCTGGTCTTTATCTTGTCTCGAACTGCTTCCTGGGCGGCTTCTTTCATAGCCGCTTGTTTGGCGGCTTCTTTAGCCGCTTCAGTGCCTGCCGTTTCTGCTGCCGCAGCCGCGCCTTGTTTGGCAATTTCAGCCCCTGCTCCCGAAGCAGCCGCCGCGCCCGTGCCAGCCAAAGCCGTGCTAAGCCCTGCACCGCCGTACGCGCCAAGGCCAGCCATCAAGCCCTTGCCAAGGTCGCCCGTACGTGCCGCTTCAACACCGCCCACAAGGAACCCAGCCGTCAGCGGGTTGATCAAGCCACCCGTCAGCGGGGTCAGTACCGCGCCAATAATGGTCGGCAGCAGTTTCTTAAGGAAGTTAGCCTCGTAAAGCCCCGTATCGGGATTGATGCTTAGTTGTCCACCGTGAGCAAAGGCCAGAGCCTGCAGCCCCTTAACTTCGCCGGGGGTCATGTGGACGAGCATGGAATCGCCGTTCCTGCCACGCGACTGGACTAGGGAGGCGAGACCCGCCATGGACTGACTCTGATTCATAACGCCCTCACGGGGTCAAGTTTGATGGATAGTATCATTAGTTAGCCTCGTAATTTGATACCCAAACCACCGTCAGGATGATGGATGGGATCGCTGGGATGTTGCCGGTTGCGGCTACATACGGGATAACTACGTCGGTGTCCGAAGACTGCCAAGCCAACTCAAAATAGTCGTTTGCCTGCAGCACAAGCACAAAGTTCCACGCCGCCACAATCTCGTTGTTGGGGCCGTCGATAACGATCTTAGTAGCCGAGTCCGGCAGGTTTTCCCCGTTAATACGAGGCCAAATATAAACAGCACTTGCCGACCCACCGGCTTTATCTAACTGGGCAGAAAACTGAAAGTTATAAATCCCCGTCTGAGCAACGTAGACTTTGGATGTCGGGTTACCGCGTGTAATAGCCTGTTGGGTAACGACTGAATTGTAAGTAAACAAATTAACGGCATCCGCAACCGGATTCGGCTGCGTCGTCGTATCAAAATACGAAGCATGTGCGGTCGGTGAATTAACCCGATTGGCTACCTGCCTAAAGAAAAGCCGCAAGACGTTACTAAATTGATCTTGAAACCGCTGCTCGTATTGAATCGGAGCAACCGGCAAGTTCGGCGTAGATATGCCACGTGCAACGGTCATCGGCGTCCATCCGGTCGAACGTCAATACGCATCACGCCCATCTGCCAAGCAACGCCAAGATCGTTGGAGTCCACACGGAACGCCATCTGGCGACCACGGACACGGGTATAGACCTGCCCGGTGTACTGCTGAACCGGTATGGTCGCTGTGCGCGTGACAGTCGGGCTGTCGGCGTTCGTATAGTTAGAACCAGAGTTCTGCCGAGGCCGTACCGTCAGCGTCACACTCGGGCTTGATCCCGTAGACCCTGTGAAGTTGAGGTCGGGCAACATGCGCCAGACGTAACCAAAACTCTGCCCATCTTGAATGTCAAAGTCCGACGACTCAATAAATGCCTCAATGGGTAGTGCGGGAGACACCGACGCATCATCGTTACCCACTTCGTGCAACATAATTTGGTTTGCGACGTTGAACGTGACGTAGGCATACTGTTCGTGCGATCCCGCCGTTGTACCCTCAATGCCACGAACGCACCCGGTGAGCGTATTACCGTCCTTGGCAGCGTAAGAAATCTTCTCCGAGTTTATGGAAATAGTGCCACTCATCGGGAAGGTTGAAGTGTCAGTCAAGGCAATCGTTGTTACCGACGAATTGATGCTCGTGGCAAGATATGCCTGCTGCACGTTGAACGTAGCGAACGGATAGATGCGCTGCGTATGCTGCGCCCAGAATGTACGGTTCAAATTGCCGTAGTACCAGATACGCTCAAGATAGTTATAAATGACATAGCGGTCATTGATCGTGCTGTTCTGCGATGGGTAGAACCACCAAATCTCGTTGTAGCCCTCGTTGGCTCCTGCCGCAACCTGACTTAATTGGTCATAGTTAATGTCGTTATAGACGAACTGGCGAAGGGTGCAAGGCAGCGTCTCAACGCGACCCGAGTACATGAAGAATTTGTCGCGGCCCATCCAATAGACCACGTTGTTCACCGTCAGCACGGCGTTCTGCGATGCAATAGAAATATCTTGATCCAGCAGCGTAAATGACCACACGAACGGAGGCCCGACGTACTGCATGGAGAAGAGCGCCGTGTCCGTCCAGATCAAGATTTCCTGACGGGTGTTGTTGGCTGTGACAATGTACGAGCCATGCGACAGACCCTGCTCGCCTGACTGGTTTGTCGTTGCTGGCACCCACTCGTAAGCGTTGCCTTGATCTGACCAGCGTACAAGCAGCGGATCAAACGTCGTGGCAAAACTTGTCGGGTCGTACGGGGTCGAGCCGCAAGAAATCACAAAGTCATTAACTGGCGAGTCAATAATGTAATTGACCTCGTTCGGCACGTGCTGACCGGAGTAACTGAACGAGATAGCCGAAAGCGTAGCCGAGGCATTCGTTGCCTGCGAAATCGTGACTGAGTTGCTGAAGTCCCATGCAGTCGTGACGTACGTACCGCTAACGATTCCACTACCCGATAGCACCGCGCCCGTATCAAGCCCAGTCGTATCATCCAGAACGATAGTGGTAACGCCCGAGGCAAACGCGCCAAGCGTCGTACCTTTGATCGCCGTGTTGGCTTTTTCTTCCAACGTAACAGCACGAGACCACGAAGTCGTGTCTATCGTCCAGAAGTAAATCTCACCACCGCGCTCGGCAAACATCAAATCGTCGCCGTAGTTGAACATCGACCAGAGGCGCATCTCGACGCCTGCACCCGTGGAAGAGCCCCACCCGCCTGATCCCCAAGGAGGGCCACCCCAGCCTACGCCCGAACTGTAGACAGCGTTGCCTGCATCAATATCAAACTTGGCAATGACCAGCGAGCCGCCGCCAGTCGTTGTGGATGAAGCCGTAACCGAAGCATAAATCGTGAACTCGTTGGCGTTAGGTACGGACTGAATCTCGTACTGGCCGTTCAGAGTCAGGCTGGCTACTGCCGTGGCACCGGAGAAATTAACGTACGTGCCGATAGCCGTGAGATGCCCAGAAGCCGTAACCGTGACAAGGCGACTACCTGATGTAGTAGAAAACGGATTTGACGATAGCGTCAGCGAGTTACCAAGCGGAGTGATGTCGTAGTACGTGCCGCCCTGCTCCACGTAGACCTTCTGGCTCGTACCCATGCCAACAAGGTTCTGATTGAGTTTGCTGATCCAGTTCCACAGCATCCGGCACACGCCGAAGAACGTACTGCCGTTGATGTTGATGCTCTGCCAGCCGCCGATCTTCTCGGCATAGCCCGAACGGAACCTAACTTTGTCGCCAGCGAAGAACCCGCCCTCATTAGCGTACGAAGTAGACTCGCGGTTGACGCCGGGGCGTAGTTCAACTTTTTGTAGGGGCATCTAGGCAACTCCCGACAAATATAAAGCCTGCTCATCTTTACGGCGTTTGACAAGACCGGGCAATACACGCCCAGCCGCCTTCGTCCACTTCATGAATTCTTCTGCCGCTTCTTCAAAATCACCCCGGTTGGTCTTCATCCGAAGGGAAGAACGCTGGAGATTGCCAAGACCCACGTTGAAGGCAAAACTGACGAGAGAATCGAAGACTCCCTGACGACCAACAGCAGCAGGGCAAAGTCGAACCACACCACGCTCAAACCGACCAAGGTCTTGAGAAAGAATCCGATCCACCTCGTCCATCGTGAGGGTGCGATCCCAGCCTGCGGGTACCGGTAAACTCTTGCGCTCCTCATACTTCACCGCCGCGTGAGTCGGATCAATCACATGGCCCACGCCCACCGTCCACAACAGCGCCGGACAACGGTAAGGCTTAGTCCTCACCCCTTCGTGGTGCTTGATCATGTCGATGGCTGCGGCGCTGACTTTCACTGCCAATCTGCCTCATCGATGTTTGACTCGTTCCCGGTTACAAGCGCCCATATAAGAACGATGTACAAGTGAATCATTTCTTGCCAAAAGCCTGTGTCCCGAACCAAAACGCAATGATGCTGCTGAGGATCAACATCTCGTCATCCGAAAACACTTCGGCCATCGCAGCCGCAAACGGCACCCCTTGATGCCATGCGTACCACACCCCGGCAATGTTCAGCGCGACCAACTCCAGCACGAAAATGTAGGTCACAACAGGACGGACGCTGGCTCGCAGGTTAATCATCCACTGACTCGCGCCCTTGCCAATCTCAATGTCGTGGTTGTACAGGGCTTGGCGTTCCTCAGCAGCCGTCTGCGTCTGGATTTGCTCCAGTTTGATTTCCTCAACCCGTGCCTGCGCGATAAACCCACGCTCTGCAAGGGCCAACTCACGCTCTTTCTGGGCTGCGACAAGAGCCAATTCGTGCTTTTTGTCCTGCCGGTCTTGGAAGATTTGCAGAATCTTGGGCAGTCCACCCGCAAGGAACGACAGAAAGGTACTAATCATGGTCATCATTTGCTTGCCCTCACAACATCATCGCCCTTGGTCACGGTCACATGGTCGCCCTCGACATCGACACGCATCGGCATTTCCTTGCGGTCAAGTCGATCCAGTTTGTTAATCAGTTCTTTGATTACGCCAAACTCGGGCTTGTCTTCCTTTTCGTTAGCCCCGGCAATGTTGTTGAGCATGGAGATCAGCGCGGTCAGTGACGCGCCCAATAGGCCCATTACCGCCGCAATCTTCTCGCCTTCCAAAGCAAGACTGGAAACGACACCGATGACCACGATGACCGTGATGTACTTGAGGCCATCTTTGCCAATGGCTTTGCCTGCGACTTCTTTTGCCGAAGACTGCGCCTCAAGCCGGTTCAACTCGGCTCGCACCTGCGCCTTGAACATTTCGATGTCGGTCGTCTCAGTCACTTTTGCAATGCCTCCACCAGCATCATTGCCATGGAACCCAACGCACCGACCAGCACCAGAATGACCGTGCCTCCGACTGAGATCACGAGCCTCTCCAGACGCTTTAAACGGGCATGGATCGCTTCGTACCGTACCGAACAGACATCAATGTGGCTGGTTACGGTCACTTCCAGTTCTTGCACGGTGGTCATTGCTTCACTTCATCCGGCACAGGCACCTGCGGGTCAGCCTGTTCCTTGATCTTGACCATCAGCGGCCACGCCCCCGTCTTGCTTGGCAAGTCACCGAGCAGCGAGAGGATGAAGTTCACTTCGTTGATGTCGAGGTCTAGTTTGATCACTTGGCGGCATCCTGTAGCGGCTTCAAGTCTTCGTTCGTCCAGAAGTCCTTGGCAAGCATGATCTCAAGGTGTTCCTTGTTGCGCTTCACGCAATCGGCCCAGTCCTCGTCCTTCATGCCTTCCGGCTTACCGGCGTTCAACAGGTTGACCGAATCCATCGCCGCGCTGTAATGACGGGCAATTTCTTCAGCGGTGGGTTTATTGTCTTCCATTGTTACTCTCCTAACTTGGCTTTGAGTTGCTCGACTTGCGCCGAGAGTTCCTTGACGGCATTGATGAGGTGCCACACCAGCGGATCGGTGCTGACCGACAGTACGCCTGTTGATTCTTGCTTTACGCATTCTGGCAGGACTTGTTGAATCTCTTGCGCGATGACGCCCAACTGCACTCCGTCTCTGCTAATGGCAGCAAACTCCGGCAATTCCGTGATTTCTTCCGGTTTGCGGTACTCAAAGTTACGGACGCGGATTTGCTTGATGACATCAAGCCCCTCATTATTGTCTACAATGTTTTTCTTAATGCGGCTGTCTGATGTCGTTGCCCAAGTAGTTGTGTTTGCGCCGTTGTAAGTGCTTCCAGAATTAGCAGTAATAAAAGCAGTATTGCTGCCTTTTCCCGTGGCCGCTCCTCCAGCGCAAATAACAATTTCAGAACTTGCACTGCTGCTGTTTGCAGTGGCTTGATATCCTATGTAAGTTCCATAATTTCCTGTTGTAAGTGTAGTAGCGGATGTATGTCCTATTGCAACAACTCCAGCGGCAGTTGTAATAGCCGCCCCCGCTTGATAACCAACAGCGGTATTGTTGCTTGCTGTAGTGTTTGACCATAGCGCACTTATGCCAAGCGCCGTGTTGTAACTTCCGGTCGTGTTGGAGTACAGCGCAGCAGCCGTTACGCCGTCGTCATTACCACCAAACGCCGCGTTTGCTCTGCCGGTCGTGTTGTTAAGCATCGCCGTGTAGCCAACGGCGGTGTTTGATACGCCAGTCGTATTGCTATACCCAGCCTGATACCCAACAGCCGTGTTGTTGGAGGCGGTGGTATTAAATCGAAGTGCTTCGCTTCCTAAAGCGGTATTACTCGCTCCAGTAGAATTTACACCAAGAGCGGTATACCCAAGGGCGGTATTATTACTTGATGTGGTTGCATTGCCCAGCGCACCTAGGCCAACAGCAGTGTTATATGCGCCGCTAGTAAGGTTATAAAGAGTTGGAAGAATAGCGGCTGAATCGCCACCACCCACGCCAAGGTTGCCAGCGCCTGTTGCTAAACGGCCAACAAAAGCGCCAATGTAAGTAACGCCATTTGCGTTTGAGACATTTCCCGCTTGATATCCAATCGCAGTTGATTGATATCCAGTAGTGTTGGAATATAGGGATTGATATCCCAAAGCCGTGTTGTTGTAGCCGGTGGTGTTGGAGTAGAGCGCTTCTGAACCTAATGCGGTGTTTTGCGAACCAGTAGTCGTAAATCGTAACGCCGATCTACCAACTGCAACACAGTTTTGCGCGGTTGTTGCGGTAACTAAAGCAATAGAACCTAATGCTGTGTTGTTAAACCCAGTTGTTAGGTTTTGTGCTGCGGAATCACCAACCGCCGTGTTTTCGACAGCGGAGGTTGTTTCTTTTAATGCTCTAAAACCTACAGCGGTATTGTAACTGCCAGTATTTTTATTAAGGGCTTCATAACCAATCGCGGTAATTTCAGTTCCAGTTACGTTGCTGTATGCGGCGTAGGCGCCGATATACGTGTTAGCGCCAATGGTTGTGGTGGAGTACCCAGCCTGATATCCGACTGCCGTGTTGTTGGAGGCGGTGGTGTTGGAGTTTAATGCAGCGTAGCCCAATGCCGTGTTGTTGCCCCCAGTAGTATTTTGATACAAAGCGGTCACGCCCATGGCGGTAGAGCCACCACCCGTTGTATTTGCATACATGGCAAGTCTGCCAACAGCAGTCACATCACCAGTCGTGTTGCTATACCCCGCCTGATAGCCGACAGCAGTGTTGTTGGAGGCGGTGGTATTTTTGTTTAGAGATTCATAACCAATTGCTGTGTTTGAACCACCAGTTGAGTTTGTAAACAGGGACGCTCTACCAACCGCCGTGTTGTAACTTGCGGTCGTATTGGCAAACAACGCCGCCGAGCCAACTCCGGTATTGAAGTCTCCGGTGGTATTGACAATTAACGCAGAGTTTCCAATTGCCGTACTATTATTACCGCTGGTGTTGGCCTTTAACGTACTAAATCCAAACCCGGTATTACCCTGACCAGTTTGTGATGCGTTAGACAGTACATCCACGCCAACCGCCGTATTTGTTGAGACGTTCCCAACGCCCTGACCGACAGCCATACCGTCGATGGTGGCTTGGTTGGTGCTGGTGAAGTTCGTTGCCGTCAGGGTCGTAATATTCCCCGTTGTGGCAATAAGGTTCGTGATCGTGGCCGAAGCAGAAGTCAGAGTAGTGACGTTAGCCGAAGCAATACTGAGATTGCTGATGACGAGGCTGGTCAGCGTCAGGTTTGTGATCGTGGCCGAGGTCGCAGTCAACTGCGTGATGGTGGCCGAGTTGCTGCCGAAGTCTGCGATGTAGTTGAGCGCGTTGACCGTATCCGTGCCGTTGGACGCCAGCACGACTTTCTTACCGGCAGGGACTGACACACCCGTCTGGCCCGAGACCTTTACCGTCACCGCACCGGAGGCGTTGTTGAAGATGAAGTAGAGTTTCTTGTTGGCAGGAACAATAAGGTTCGTGCTGGCCCCACCCGTACCCGTCAGTTCAATGTACATGTTACGGGCGACACCGGTCGCGCCGTTCGGGATGGTGATCGTGGTATCAGTACCGGTTGAAACGGCCTGAGTGACGTAACCTGAAATCGCCTGTTCGATCAGGGTTCCAAGGTTGGTGTTCGTGGTATTACCCCAAGAACCTGCTTGGTCGCCCGTGCCGATCAGTTCAATAGCCAGATTAGTGCTGTACGTACTTGCCATGTGTCATTACCTCACGCCGCAATCTGTGTCCAATTTGGGTTCTGCGTCGTACTAATGTTCGACCAATTTGCGCTTTGCGCGTCGTTAATACCTGTCCAATTCGCGTTCTGGTTGGTGTTTATCTGGCTCCATATATTTACTGCACCAATTACGCCAGTCCCAACCACCCCAGAGACTACAACATTTGCCCCTGCGGATGTAGTAACCGTGCCAACCGCACCGCTTGCCGATACGCCCGTGACCGGTATTACGATGCTAAGAAGAACCTCGACCGTCCCGACTGCTCCTGTGGCTTCTACGCCTGTGACAGCAAGAACCTGATCAGTGACGACAAAGACCGTGCCTACGGCACCAGCAGCCTGAACGCCTGTGACAGCAGCCACCGCTGCCGCAGCGACAACTACATCACCAACTTCGCCTGTACCGGCTACGCCCGTAACGACGACATTCGCCGCCGCATTGATGGTGACGGTGCCGACCGCCCCTGTGGCCTGAACGCCGGTAACGGCAAGGACTTGATCCGTGACAACGAATACGGTGCCAACGGCCCCCGAAGCCTCAACCCCGGTAACAACCGCAACTGCCGAGGCTGCAACAACGACATCTCCTAACTGGCCGGTAGCCTCAACACCCGTGACGGAGATAACTTGGTCGGTGACGACAAAGACGGTGCCGGTCTGGCCCGTGGCCTCAACGCCTGTGACGGGGACATTTGCCGCCGCAAAGACAAGAACCGTACCGGTCTGGCCTGTAGCCTCAACCCCTGTAACGGGGACAATTGACTGGGCCGAGACAACAACAGATCCTACCGCACCCGTTGCAGTAAGGTTGCCAACACCTTCGCCCCAGCCTTGTTCGCCCCAGCCTACGCCGGAAGCGTTCCAACCGTCGAAGGCGACTATGACGCCTGCCACGGCCCTTTGCCTAACTTAATTAGGCGATACGAAGGATCGCGGTCGTCGAAGTCGCAGCCGGGAACTGAATGGTGAAGTTACCTGCCGTCGAGGTCTTATCGCCACCAAACGCCAGAACTGCCACAGCCTTGTTGCCTTGGGTCTCGTTGTAGATCAACGCACCGTTGGAAGTCAGCGTGGCGCTGTCCCAAGTGATGTCGTCGAAGTCGAGCCAAGCAGTCGTACTCGTAAAAGTCGGAGCCTGCGAGATCGTCAGCGTCTTGCCACCCGCCACGTAGTTCGTACCGGACGAAGACACTTCGTTTGAAGTGGTATACGCCGTAGTTGAAGCACCGAGCGTAGCGGAGGACGTATATAGCGCAATCTTGAAGACATCCGCAGCCGTCGAAGCCCGAATCACGCCGGTTCCGAAGTTGTGGATACCGTCCAGAATCTCGACCTTGAACGATGTCACCATTGCCTGAGAAATAGCCATCTCAATCTCCTAGATGCTTTGCAGCATCACTGAATCCGTTTTCAATAAGGATACGACGCGCATTCATCCGTTCAGACTCTTGCGCTTCTTGCAGGTACTTCACAAGTACCCGGTTTAGTTCTTTCTCCGTTTGTACACGAAGAATGCGGGTGGTAGCCCGTTCAGCAATTTCTTCCGGAGTGTAACCCCGATTGCTCGTGGTCTGGACAAACACCTGACCAAGTTCCATATCGCCTGCAAAACTCATGTTACTGGCACTCTAACTTGCCCAGAACGGTACGCATCCTGACGATCCAGACCATCACCAAGGCGCTTCAGTTGAGCGACGGCTTCCTGATACTTCTGGTCGTAGTAGCCCATCATGTCGGCTTCGCCCTTGAGATAGGTATATGCCTCCCTGAGCGAGCCATACAGCAATACCGTCTCAAAGTTATCACCAAGCCACGAAGTTGAACTCGTGACGATGGAGGGCGGGTAGTAGTAATAGTGCAGTTCAGCCGTGTACGCGAGATCGGGAGTAGGCCCGAGGATCATGCTACTGTTGTTCCAAATAGCGTAATACTGCGGCTTGCCATACGAGTTCGGCGGCGGGTACGAAGCACGGATGAAGTTCACATCCTTGTTCAATAGGTACTCGTATTCACCCGTGGTCGGGTCGATCACTGCAAGCGAGAACGTCGAGAGCCAGTCAGACGGCAACGAGAAATACTGGAAGTTAATCGTCATCGTGCCAGTGACGTTCTTACGAATGGCAGGAATCTGAACGGAGTTATAAATCCTCTCTTCGGCCAACTGCACGAACGTAGGGATATTCGCTACGAAAGACGTTTCCGTGCTTTCGCAGTAATCCTGAATCAACGTTGAGAGTTGACTATAGTTCACGACCAGCCAGCCCGTACCTTGCCGTTATACTGCAGGTTAATCTGCGAAACGAACTTCGTGCCCTTGGTGGCAGCGCCAGCACCCTTCATCTTCATGTGGGTGACGCCCTTATTGACATCCTTTTCAGGATAGCCATTCTCACCAGTCGAGTCGGTGTTCGGCCTAATCTTGCCGGGGTTCAGTTCTTTCATGGTACTTACCTCGGGCCAGACGAGCCGCGCATCGGGCTACGCTGGTTCATCACCTTAGCCATGCCACGACCGTACTTCTTCATTTCAGCATTGGTCTTGCCGCCAGCACGCATTTTCTTCGTGCCGTGCATACGGCTCTCGTGAGCCTTGACCTCTTCCCGTGCGACCTTACGCATACCGTTCTTCATCTCAGTCTCCTAGGTCGTAACGACCGTAACTGTTCCTACCTCACCGGTTGGTGCCAAGGTATTTGGCGTCAACCCTGCATCATACGAACTGGCCCCGCCAACCGGGTTCCAGCCCCACTGAATCATTCTACTACCGCCTGCGCCGTTGTTACCTTCTTCAAAGTAACTCAGGTCAGGTCTTGGGTTCCTAAGTGCCTGCGGGTCATCCACCGGGTACAAACCCAGCGACAACTGCGGCTGATCAGGCTCCCAGCACTCCGGACAGACCAAGATGTTTACGTTCTTGGTCTTGATCACCAAAGACTTTAACTGGCGAAGTTTGAACCGGAAACCGCACCGGTCGCACTCCGCGATAGCATGTTTGCCACTTGCATACCGATTCGGCATTAGTAACCACCCAAGAAACTCTCACGTGGCACAAACCGAACCGCAGCCTTTTCCCGATCCTCACCCGCTGCCAACTCCCAAGCCTCGTCGTACTGCGCCTTCAGGATCGGCGTACGCGCATCCGCGCCGGGTATCTTCATCGACAGCATATAGGCCAGCCCCGCCACCAAGCAGGGCAGGAAACGGAACGGGATGTCCTGACCGTTAGACCCCACACCGGGATCAAACATACGCACGAGTCGCGTATAGACCAGCGTCCAAGTGGTTGTGTTATCGGGCAGGGGCCATACCGTGAACTGCGGCTTTACGATGACATCATCGGCACCGGTAGCACCCGTGCGGCGGTTGATCCAAATCTGAATTGGACGGCCCGTCGCGTTCTTGTTCGGGATAGAGAGGTACGTGCTGGATGAGATGCGCGTGATGTTGATGTCTTGCTGGTTCGTCCCCGTGCCTGTGCGGATCACGTGGTCAAGCAGGTCAACCGTGTCTACGTCCAGATCGTACGTACCGACGTTGTAGGTCAGCGTCTTGGTCTCAGTCTGCAGCGTCCAGAGGTTGATGCCTCGGTTGGCCCAGTCCATAAGCAAGAGGGCAAGGCTACGCTTAGACGTACGGAAGTCATAGCCCGTACGTAACTCAGCCCCACAACGCTCAAACGCCTCCTCAATGATCGTATTGAGATCAAGATTAAAGTCGGTTGTGGCTGTAGTTTTGTAGGCCATTTACATCCCTCGCCGTCTGTACGGCCTTACTTTTTCTTTAACACCCTTGGGCTGCGCGACGAACTGCTTGCCTTGGGCTTTACCCTTACGTTTGACGGCGGTGGTACGGGCATACTCCGAAGGCGAGAGAGCCTTGATCGCAGCCTCTGGTAAATACCTTTCACCCGTGTCAGAAGATCGTTTACCACTCTTCGTTCTCCACTTCTGCTGCGTCCACGCTTTAAGGGACTGTTGAGGAGCCTTCATCCGCGATACCCGCCGCCTTTGGCCTTGTACTGTTTCGCCAGCAACTGCGCTTTTCTTGCGCTCCACTGCCCCGCTGCAGTACCCTGTACGGCCCGGCCCTTGATTGATTCAAAGAGCCGCTTACGCATACTGGGCTTGGTATAATTTCCCGCCTCGTTCACGCGGCTCTCGCCTCCCTTGGCGTAGGTTTTGATAGGTCTCCCAGTCCCAATTACGGGTTTTTCGTCCCCCCGGCGTTTTGCTCGGGGGACTTTTTTGGGAGATATCGCACCCATGCCACGGGAAGGCATCATTAGCACTTACCGCCGTACGCCATCTTGACCATCTTGCCCTTGGTCTTGCCCTTGCTGGCGATACCATCGGCAGACTTACGAAATACCGAACCGCCTTCGCGCATCTTGACCATCTTGCCCTTGGTCTTGCCCTTATGAGCAACGCCATCAGCACCCTTGCGGAACACCGAGCCGCCTTTACGCATCGGGGCCATATTGCCACCGGCTCCGCCCATGCCGCCTGACGGGGCTGCAGAGGCTCTATCTCTCATTGCTTGCAATTGAGCACTAGCCTGTCCTCCCGACGCGCCCGGCATAGAGCCAA